CAAAGAACGGACTTCTTACTTTAGTCATTACTACCTCCTAAGTCATCAGGTAATAAATTAAAAGAGCGGCCTATACCAAGTAGATAGTATAGGCCGCTATTAAGTTAATGTTACCTCTTCGTATTCCCCTGCCCGATTTTACTTGGAATTTTCTGTTCTGTCAAGGCGAACAAATACATGTTTGCGATGAAACTTTCAGCACGCTTTCGGCGCCGAAATGGTTTGATGCCTTCACTCGATCCGTCACGGAAGTGCAATTCTACCCACCATTTCTTATTTGCCACCTCTACATGTTTCATTTCGAGATGGCCGCCAAGTTTGATCGCTACTGCCGCTCGGACAACCAGGCTTTCCATCCTGTATGATCTTTCTGGCGTTGGGCATGGGTGATCTAACTCTGCTGTGAACAGCAAATTTCTTGCCATTGCAAAGTAATATCCTGTTTGGCATTCGTATTCGTATGGCTCGAATATCTTGGCTTTACTTTCGTATTCTAGTGACAGTTCTTGTGGGTTCATAACCAGCCTCCTAGTGGAATTCCCTGGAGGGCACGTGCATTCTGGATTTCTGCTGGCGTGCCTATCTTGACTGCTCCTGTCCGGAAGTTTGTATATTGCCATGAATTATTCATGAGCAATTGATATACTTCGTATATCCTTCCCTCAAAGAACACCTGGATCATATTGACATCCTCTGACAGGATTTTCTCGTCAATGTATTCGTGCATATCGCTGTGGCGATCATAGAACATTTCATCACCCCAATCATCTTTGCGATATACATTGATCTGCCATGGGAAACTGGCGCCATCTGGATCTGCTCCTGCGCCTGTGGCCACTGGCTTGTACATGAATGACATTACATCATCCCTGTCGTCGCCTTCTAGTTCTAACCAATCTTTATTCATGATATTCTCCTTAGTCTAATGTCATCAGGTGAGTATTCTCTGTGCCTCTCATTAGCCTGATCTTGAACTTTCCTACCGGAGGTTGGAAAGTATTTTTGGCTACTATCGCTATGGCATTGAACGGCCACCTTTTATCTTTTGGTTGGCGTTGTCCTGGCACTTCTGCGACAATAACCTTGCGGATCAATACTCGGCCATCTTTTATCGTTTCCATGTCCTTGATCTCTCCCTCGATTTCTAACTGATCTGTCTTTGGGACTTGCTGATCTAGGCCATTTACAACGATATATTGCTTGGCTTGCACTTTCTTTGGATTGGCGCCGATTTCTGAGATTAGCACGGTTTCTTCCTCAAACCCTAGAAATACCGATCCGGCGCCATTGTATGTGCCTCTGGCCGAATGAGCCACATACCACAATGCTTTTGCCAATTCCATTCTATCGAAATTGGACTTGGCTATTTCTTCGTTCCATCTTGCTACTGTGCGCTTGATGTCATCGTCGTCCATCCAGTTTGTGGACACTGCACGAGCGTTGTACCATTTCTGCAAGCGCTTTGCCTCTTCCAGGATTGCTCCCACTGGCCTTGGTACAAATCCTCTAAACTCTGTTAGTGGATAAACTGCGAATGGTTCGTCCAGCGCATTTTGCATGAATGGCAATGTTATCTTGCAGATTTTTGGTACTGTGCCATCCATCCAGGGCATAATTGCCCTTGCTTTCTCGTCGTCTGTCAGATCTTCACTCCAGATTTTTGGGATGCTGTGCGAGAAATCCTCCTCGTTAGGCCAGTCTGTATAGACTGCGCCCTTACCTAAGAGATTTTGCTGATTGGATGACATAACTGAGATATTTTTGCGGATGACTTCCATATCGATATTGCATTTGTATCCGTCAGTTCCGCATTTGACGTTGTAGTTCAGTTCTTCATCCATGAGCGCTCTGGTTTTCTTGCCCAATTCTTTAGCCAATGTCTGGCGATCTTCAACGATGAATGTATCGCTGGCCACCTTGGTGGCATGGCCTACTAAATTCATCATTGATTTCCTTATCATGAATGGGCGATCACTTAGTGGAGAACTTGTCTTAGTCAGTTTCGGAGTCTTTCCATCCGGCTGTGACAAGACTGCCTCGTACAATGCTGGATACTTGGCGCCGTCAACCACATCCAGTGTATCTCCGTCAGCATCACACCCGATCTTCTCTTTCCCCCAATCTATGGGCACGCCGACATTGTTTTCGGCTTTATGCTTTTGGGTGAATGACAGTACACTGTTATCTGTGATTGTTTCATCCTGCGCCCTCATTTCCTCCAGGTCGCCAGTGCTCATCTTGATATCTTCATTACATATCCAAAGATCGAATTCGTTGGTTTCTACTTCACTGACCAATCCCTTGGCAACTAGCCTCTTATCTGCTAGCGTGTATTGGTCAGTTACATAGTTCATGTGTTTCAGATCTTTCAGGCTGTTGACTACTGCCTGGATTGAGCCATAACTATCTATGGGATGCCGATAGATAATTACAGGATGGCCATCTGGTAGCCATGGAATACAAATCTCCTGTGTAGGGATGATTAACCCCCATCTTGTGCCTACATTTGCGGTTGTGGCCATCCTTGCCAGAATATCTCCTGATGATCTGGCAATTGCGTTTACTATGAATGGATGGCGCTCCATTTTCTTATTGGCCTGGTACAGTTTCCTCTTGTGCTCAAAACTGGCTGGAGAATATTGCATTAGCAATGCGCCTATATCTGCGGCATCCTCGCATTGTTTTAGCAATATTGGCTTGATTTCATTCTCCAGTGCATCTGACCAGGGAATTCTCTGCCAGAACATGTAACTTTCTCTGGCTCTGCCCGCATTTATTGGGCTTAACTTGGTTTTGTTTTCCTCCGCTAAATTCTTGCGGATGAAACCACGCCCATCATGAATTACCCCCCATGGTGTCATGGTGTTTATTGGGCTGATCCTTACTCTTAGTGGGCCCTGGTACATACCCCAATGCCCTTCAGCATGCAGATACCTGCCTACTCTTTGGCCATCTTCTGCCCTTTTGACCAGTATGTTATCCAGGAATGGTTCTGTTACGCCGATTGTCTTGCCGATCTTTACTGCACTCCCCCAATATTTATCGCCATAGAATATCTTGTCCTTGTATTCTACTGGTGTCATTATCTGCTCTGCATTTGGGCGGTCTGTGGTATCTGCCATCCAATCGATAATGACCATGTCTTGTTCTGGATACAGCGCTTTCCACGGCGCATTTATCAATGTTCTTTCTTCCAGCAATTCTCCCGATGGTGATATTACATCCAGTTTAGTTTTCATCAAATTTCTCCTTGAGTAACTCATCGATTTTTGCGAACAGTTCCTCGTCCTTCTCCTCTATTCTTGATAGCCTGCTTGAGTTCATGCAGATTGTCACAACCAATAGGGCGGAGCCCACTATCCAGGTGGCTACGATTGAGCACACAATTATTGTTATCATGGTTTTTCTCCTTGAGTGGTTCTTTGGGATCTCCAGTCTCTCTGCTTATAATTAACCAGGCTTACCTAGGAATAGCGTACCTGGGATAGAAACTCCTGGGACTAGAGACTTAAACTCTGAGACCTGGGTCATATTGCCTACCTCCTTCCATAAATTTCGAATTCTAATGCCACGTGACTGTCATGCTCTTCCACGGGCTTTCGCCCGCATTTCCATGTTACTCATGCCACTGCTGGAGCGGCACGTACTTTGTACTTTGTGCCGCCCAAGCAAGTGGCATGAGTTCCTACATGCCAGGTGAAAAATAAGAGCCTGGCCACCTAAGTAGCCAGGCCTTGGTTTAGAGAATATCTTTGTGCGTGATACCCTCGATTACGCCCAAGATTATGAGCGCAATTAATAGGATTAACCCGATTTGCCAGGTTTCCATGGCTAATACTCCACATTCGTGGGTTGCCATGGAAGTGGTGAGCACCAGGCGCAATCACATTCCTCTGGATGCTCAAGGAATACCTGAGGGTAGTCAGGTTCCTGCTCGGGTTCCAGCACCTCAAGGACTACGTTGTCGTAGCCTATGAGCAAATCTCCCACCCGCTTGGGAAATTTGCATTGATGGTGATACACACCATCATAGTTGGGGTGCGTCACGACATTCCCGTGGATTTCCAATCCACAGGCGTCACAGATTTGGGCTGGTACATTGATGGCCATTTGCCACCTCCTTAATGAGATTAACCAACGAAAGGGTGACCTAGTCCGTTGCCTAGGTCACCCTGTTCTTCGTTAATCCAGGACTTCCTTGCCTTCAGCAATTAAGTCCCTCTTTGAACCCGCCAGTTCGATGATGGCCATGACGCTCTTTTTCAAGAACGTGAATTCGCTATCGCGGTCTGGATCGGTCTTGGTGAGTTCAGTTGTTGGCACTTTGCCGCCCATTACCTTGTGTACGACGTTTGACCAGGTAAAGTTCATGCCAACTTCAGGGGCACGCTCCAAGCAAAATCGGGCCATTTTCTGGCCACGCTCCAAGAGCAATTTGCTTGATACCACCTCGACACGTGGTGGCACGTTGAGCATGCTCAACTGGGCGGCCTCGTTCTCGCCAGGTGTTGGCGCCGGAGGATCAACGGTGATTGGCACTAACACCTTCTCGCCCTTCTCTGCGATGTTCTTCGGGCGAGGAAATCTTGGTTCCTCATCGTCACGAGTAACGACGAGCAACGCATTTCCCCCATGCGCCTGGTATGAGCGCTGGCGCTCCACCAGTTCTGCCGCTGTGCCATTTTTGAGTAGGCACTTGCGGGTGACGCTGTTGTACAGTGAGAATGTAGACATTTCAACCTCCTAGGTTGTGAATGTGGTTAGCCTGACCTGGCTAACCAAGAATAAGATTAACCACCAAAACCCCACCTGGTTTTTCCAGGTGGGGTTCTACGGCGAGTTAGTATTCCCAAGGAATGTGATCTTCGCCGTCGGGGAATTCTTCCATTAGGTGGCATTCGCAAATCTCGCCGTAGCAATCTGAGCAATCGCCACAGCCTCTGCCACCGCCACAGGATGTCCACCCACAATCACAGACAAAATGGCCGTATTTGTCGTATCGTGAGTTACCCTGCTCGTCGACGTCGATTGAGCCAACCATGCTGTCTAGCATAGCCTGGTCGCAATCGTCGCATAGGTAGTTGAGTGCGTCTGCCTCATCAAAGTTGCTAACTTCGATGCCGACGCCACATTCTGCACACACATACTCTGGATTGTAGCCAGTCGGGCTCGTCTCCCATGTGCGGCTGTAGAGCACGATGTTCTTTCGCTCATCCCATCGTCCCTTACCGATATGGACGCCTAATCGAGTATTCAGAACATCTTGCCATCTTTCAGGCTCCCACCCGTGGTGGTATGAGAACCAGAAACCCTTCGTAATGGCGATTTCCCACCCGCCATCGTGAAGGCAATTCCCGAACTTTTGGAATATGAAGTTCAGGACACGAACAGTGCGGCCAACCATGATCTTCTCCTTGCGAGTAGCCTTTGCTTTCGACGCCGAAAGGTCAGGCTACTCAATAATACGCCGCCGAAACATACTCCTCGAGGGTCAATATGTTTCAGTAGCGTTATAGTATGCCTCTACTTCGTCCTGGCATGCTTGGCACATGCCGGTTATAGCATACTCACGCCGGGAAATTTCATCCCGAAACGACTTAGCATCACGCTTGCACGTGACGCATTTGCCGCTATTCACCGCCGTTGGGCGATGAACGCCAGTCATTGAGGTTAGCAAGTCCTCAATGCCGCTGGCTTTTGTCGTGCTTTGCATAGTTAGAACCTCCTTCTTGCAGAATTCCAGGGCCAGGGCGTCTGGCCTACGCAAGCCTTAATTGGCTTAACGCCAAAAACCCCACCTTGCGGCGGGGTAATTTGGGCTATAACCAGGCGGGCACGATAGCCCTCTGGTACTCGACGAACGGCCTCCACACGTTCATGACCGTTACGCCGACTGAATTAGCGTACCGGATGCAGTTCATCGTACCCCCTGAACTGCCGTCCCATAATGCCAGTACGTAATCGGAGTGATCAACCATCCACTCGTTCCGTACTTGCATTTTGTGTGCGCTGAAACCAGGCTCGGAGACATATACGACTTCCTGCGCCTTACTTAGCATGAAGTGATACATGTTTTGCGACGCCTCGGGCCACTTACTTTCTTGGCCCTTGAATGGTACAGCGGCCACAAATGGGATTGATCGCCTGAACGCCGCTGAAGCCAATGCCTGATCCCAACCTAGCGCCATACCACTGATTACCAGGGAAGGATTGAATTTGGCTAAAACTGCGTCGGCGAAATCCGATACCCGCAACCGTGCACTTGCGGAGTAGCCACCGATTTTAGGCGGTCTGTGGCCTGTGCCCGCAAAGACTGTCATTTTGGAGTTCCTCCTTTTTTTGAAAGTCCGATACCCGTTTGAGAACGCGTTAGCCCCTCTAAACTGTTGTGGAATACAGGCTAAAGGGTGCAAAAACGGCCTCTACGGGGGTTATGTTGGGGTACGTGGGTTAGAGGTTGGCTATTGGCTCGAAAACGCCTGAAATTGGCTCTAAACCCCGAAAAACCGGCCTATTCCGACTGATTGCCTGGAATTACCGCCGCCTTTTCTGGCCCAACTTCCTGGAATGGTATTGCCTAGTATTGCCAAGGCCTTCCCACACCATGTAGGCATGGAATACGAATGATCCAATTACGGCCACGCCTAGACTGATTGCAATCGCCACTTGATGGGCGACGCCGTTGTCCGTAAGTCCCGCGTAGAACACGATACCTACAAACACCGAAAAGAGTAGACCGAATAACATTGTGCACCTCCTAGTGCAAGGATAGATTGATTAATAAAACCCCCAATTAATTAAAATACCGGCCCGTAGGTACCACCTGTATGTAAGTTGTCAGCCTCATAAGGTAGGCTGAGAGATCAGTTGTCTGGCATTAGGTATAGGCCGATCCGTGGAAGCCAGATGGCCGGTGCGTGTTTTTGCGCCCGCCCGTACTTTGTTCTTTGGGCGGGCAACTTGCAAAAACCGCACGTTCTCGGCCATGTATCTGGCTGGAGCGGCTGTGGTTTTCGATGTCGAAACGTATGTAAATGCCAAACTCTTCCGGAGGCGAAATGCCAACGCTGTAGAATAGATATTCTAGGACTACTGCTAACTACAATATGGAAGGCGGCCATTACTGATATCTAGTATATTAGTAGTGATATGTGGACGTGCATGTAGGTGTCGAAGGCGAAGCTGCTCGAAGTTGAAAGGTGGGGCTAAGCTGCTATAAGTAGTACTATGCAGGGGCTAAGAGATGGCCATATATATACTTGTTAGCAAGGGCCCCATCTGAGACTTCGAGGATTTTTAAATAGGAAGACCGCTCCGGCGGGGATGGCTGATACGATGCACGTCACAAAAGACGCCAGGAGGAGCACAAGCCACTCGGCGGTGTTCTTCCGCCAGTGGCTATTGCTCCCCTAGGCGGCTTGCAGTGACATTCCAAAACGGTGGCGTACTTTGCCACCGTTCGTGAAAGCCAGACCTGCGAGCGGGCTTCTATTCCTATCGTCTGGGCATGCCCATGAACCATGCGCTGGAGTGCAATGCCGCCAGTCATCTTGGCGCCCCCGTGGGCTGGAGGGCGATGTTCTTTCGCCTGTAGGCCCACGCAGGCGCCAAACTGGCGGCATGGAATGGAAGCGGGTTCATGGGCATGTCGTGGGGGTCTTAGGGGGAGACGCTCCCCCTATGTACAAATAAAGCGTGGCTGTTGCCCACCAGTAGGCAAAGGCCGCTTTTTGTACTTAGGCCTTTGCCACTTAGGTGGGCAGCGCCACGCTTCCATGTACTTACCACCATATAATTAACGGCTGGAGTAGTTCACATCATCTCACCTGTGCGAAATACATTAAACTACCTACTTAGTACCATGCCCACCCCACCCCCCTTATCTCCACCTAGGCCCTGGCCTAATCTCAACACGACACGGAAATTATTGTGTTGGCAAAAGGGGGTGGGCTGTTCATTGAGATACTCTCTTTAGGGCTCCTCTAACCTCCCTGACCCTGCCGGATATCATCAAGAACAAGTGTTCCGAACTTGGCACCAAATATGTCCTTGAAGTAAATGACAATGGCACTGGGGAAGGGCGCTCCATGCTCAGCACCTTCGAACTTAATCCTTCCTCTGACAAACAATACGTATGATGCCCTGAACATAACGTAGTCATGCCACCAGGCAGTGTCCGTACGGGCTGGAATAAGGCAAACAACAACATTAGCCTCCCTGCTGCTTGCCTTTTCCATCCATTTGGATATCTCCCTGCCATAGGGCGGGTTCATAAAGACTGTCTTATCCCTCCAGGACTTAGAGAGGCCGTCTTGCTCCTCTGTGTAGTAGTTTTTGCACTTGGCATTCTCTTTCGTGGCGCAGGGATCCAGGTTGAACACGAATATGTTATCCAGGTAGTCGTAGATGTACTGCGGCGTTCCCCAGTCGTGTTTATCACTGGAGAAGTGAACGTTCATTCCATCCTCTTTGCATTCGCAGTATCAAACACAAGCATTTCCCCATCCTTCCAGGCCTCATATACTACCGTATATGGAAAGCTGGGCATGAACTTATCCACTGGGCAGCTAATCCGCGCCATCTTGTCTTTGCCAACAATAGAGTAGGAATTGGTATTATTCCCAGAAGATGGCATAATGGCCACTTTCGTTCCTTGTGTCATTACAACCACATGGTTTGGGTTACCCAGCTCTGTCCTTGCCTTAGGGGTAAGTAGCATGGCTTTATGCTTAGCGGCGGGAACACACACAGCCATTTGTTCCCACAGGTCTTTGTATTTAGAACCACCAGGGCTCTTTTTCTCGATTACATTCCAGGCACCACTCATTTTCTCGCCTCCAATTCTTTTTTAGTATTTAGGGTAATTGTTATGTGAGAAATCCGGAACACCTCCTGCCAGGTGCTCATGCAATCATCACACTCGACGTTTGTCCAGGCATCGGGCCCATCAGCCTCAATGCTGGTTAATCCTATGCGTGAGGAACCACACACAGGGCAATGTGTAGTATCTATGGTCATTTCATTTGTCCTCTAATTCATCATGTAGCTCCTTGGCAAATTGCCTGTACCCTGGGCAGTACTCAAACCAAGCAAGCTTGTCTTTATTAATTGTCTTCTTGTGCCTGTATGGAAAAAGAATACTACCATCGCCACCCTTAGGTATCCTTCCGCTTACTATCCTTCCACACACAGAACACTTTACTTTCTCTGCCATCACTCAACTCCTTTCGCCTTGAGTGCAGCGCGGCAGATGGCAAGTGGGGCGGTGGATGCTTTTGCATATTCATGGATTGCTTGGTTCATATCAGTTGTACCTATTGGTGTATAAAATGCCGCCCATTCACCATCAATGGTGCTGTGAACTTCTATCCATCTAGTCTCCCGCATCTTCTCCACCACCTGCCACGCCGCCGCTATGTCGGTGCTGAAATATGGCAAATTACTGAACCCTTCATCAGGACTTCGCCAAGAAAGACCAGTATCATTGAGTTTCTTCCACCCCATCACCTTCTCTGCCACCAGCGCATCCAGTTCTCGTCCTGCTTCTAGTTCATTCATCGTGTAGCTCCTTAGCTAACTTTGCATCGAAAGAGTTAATCTTCATAACTAATTTCCAATGCTCACTTTCTTCCTTCTTGTCGTAGTAATCACACATTCCACTACAATGATGATCTAATAATTCATCACGCAATGCTTGACCCTCCTCCAATAGCTCCCTTAGCCTGTCGGCATCTTCTCTTGTTTCTCCCCATCCCTTCATAGCCTCAGCATAGGCTTCTCGCCAATTATCTGCGGTGGCCTCAGCCTCCTTATTATCTTCTCGCAATTGTTTCAATTCATGAACCATCCCTCTCAAATCTGAAGCATAAAGAGTAACCTTATCATTCATCTCAGTACAGACCTTCCGACACTGATCAGTATCGGCGATAGTATAGCCACCGAGAATGCCACCAATAATACCCAGCCAAGAACATTGACTTTCTTGCTCCTGTGCTCAATCATGAGAAGTACAGAAGCTACGAAGCCACTTAAAACGGTGGCGCCACCAAACATGATCGCAAATCCAACTAGAAATTCATAAAACATGTTATCCCATCTCCTGATGTGTTGGTATGTATACCTCACCAAGCCCGCCACACCACTTGCATGGTTTATAGTAGTCCAAATGGTCTCTTCTATACCCAGTACCCTGGCAGTACTGGCACTCATACCACCCATTTGAGTGCCTGATCTTTTCCAGCCACCAGCGCAGAAATCTCTCTATCATACCCACCTCCTATTTGGGGCATTTCACATATTTACTTTGTATAGAGATAGCAATACTATTGACATATGTTGATAATAATGTTTACAATCAGGGTTATCATTCCGGCGCTCCTACTTCTTTGCGCAGGCGAGCTTTCGAGACGGCTAAATCCCACTCGCGAGGGCTCGTGACTTGTACCGTTCTCTCGGCAAGGAACTTACCATGTCCCAGCGAGTAGACAATTATGTAAGCTTTGCCGTCCCGCTTTGACCTTACTATGTCTCCCTCTTCAATGCTATCGTATTCCTCTTCGGTCATTGCGTAACTCCTATAAGGATTACCATCCCAATGCATCCAAAGACGAGCAGGGCAATGAAGAGGCCAATCGCAAACCCCGTCAGGCAACCCACAATCACGGTATCCTTCTCGTCCTGATCCATTCTATCCATGTCCTTCATGTTGCGTATTTTATCTTTGATCATTCTTCCTCCTTATCATATAGTGTTTCTTCAACGTAGCCTCCTAAATCTGCAATCATACGCACTAAGTACCTGCCAAGAAGATCCTCTGGGTTAAGCCTAGACACCTTCAGGTCAGTAAGTGATAGATACCTGCTAACCGACTGAACGGATGTGTCCATGGACATCTTGACAATATCGTTTTCGACGCCGAAAACAGCTAAACGGTAACCTCTATCGGCCATCACCGTCCATATCTCCCCCACTTCTAGAAACTCAATCACCTGTAGTACCCTTTTTGGAACTATCACGATCTACCTCCTTCTTGATCTCATTATACAGCTCCGTCGGTATTCTCCAGCCGTACTCCCCACTCATCGGATTAAATGTACGCACTCCTTCGCTGATAACCCTCTCCAGTAACCTAAACGGCCTCTTCCTGGCATCGTATTCATCACGCTTCTTCAGTATCTCGCGGATTACTTCCACTGCTTTTTGGTTCATGCTGCTCTCCAATCCCAATATCGTCTGTCTCCTCTCCGCTGCTTGTATGCTTTGCCTGGCGCCGAAGCTCATCCACAAGAGTCCAGTTACCCTTGCGCGCTGCCCATAGGGTAGCCGCATATAAAGCATCCGGATCGTTATCATACCGGAGCACAAAATACTTGGCGCCGGGTTCAATAGGCTCGTTATTGGCCTTTCTAACTACGTACTTTGGGTAAATGCCCAACAGGTACTTAGGATCCATTTTTAACCTTCCTCATATTAAAGTTCATTGACCTTTGCCTCCAGGGTGATATAATACTCTCAATACAATTACTCTAGAAAAGGAGCTACGATGGATCTAATTATATCAATTGGTATAGCATTTGCCTTGATCGCGTTAGCAGGAGGTGTACTAATCGGTCTGCGGTATGGAATTTCATATCTCAAGGTCAAGATTGGCGAGGCCAAGTTTGACCAGATCGTTGGGTATGCCGAACTAGCCGTTAGGGCAGCGGAACAACTAGGTATCCGCTTTAATTACACCGGCGAGGAAAAGAAAGAGCTAGTTCTTGGCCAGGTGCGTAAATTGGCTGAACAGTTTGGCTTTGAATACGATGAACCCTTCCTGGATGAGCTTATCGAGGCCGCAGTCCAGAAAATGAATGCGGAGTACGCCAAACTATTGGAGTAAACATGGATCTCAGGCCACAATGGAAATACATCACAGACGTGGCCAAGACCAGACTGGAGCAAAATAAGACAATCTACCATATAGATAAATATGGTGACGAAATAGAAGTTCTAGGGGCGGCTGGTGAAATAGCCGCCCGAAGATTTTTAGGATTGCCTGAAAAATTACATCTGGGACGGGACAAAGGAGTTGACTTATACTGGCGAGGTTGGAAAGTAGATGTAAAGGCTACCCACATGACCAAATACCTGCACCATAGGTATTTACAGTGGCCATACTACAAGCCAGTAAAGAGTGATCTCGTCTTGATGACAGCAGTACACCTGAAGTGGAAGAAAGCTACAGTCATTGGTTTTGCGCTAAGGCATGAAATAGAGGCCGCCCCAATCAATTCATCCAGGGATATTCCCTGCCACGAAATACTAACAGTAAGTTTACATCCAGCATGGGAAATGCAAATACTAAAATTCAAATGACCAGGTACGTTGTTGAGAAACGAGATGGTTGCTGCATGATAGGACTGGCTCGCAAGGGAAAGTACGGCAGGTGCATGGGAACTCTAGACCCACACCACATCATAACCCGAGGAGCAGGTGGAAAAGACACCAAAGAAAACCTTATTACACTGTGTAGGAGGCACCATGATGATGCACAGAGCCACAGGATACCAAGGCGTGAACTTTACGAAATCCTACATCAGTTTTACTCTTACGGAGTTCCTGACACTAATTGAGAATGCCCAGGAGGGCACACCGCCAGGAACAGGCTGGGGCGTATTTCCATCAGCGTACTGCAAGCAATGTGGCCACGAGTGGACGGCAGTGGCCATGTTCAATACCAAAGGTAAAGAATGTCCATCTTGTGGACATTTCGATGTCGAAAGCATCTGGATACAAGAGAGCAATTACAAGGGCGAGGGAGCATTCCTGAACCCAGTGGGAAGGAATTACACAATTGTCAATAAGAACTGACGGCGACAGCCGCATGCTCCTTTTGGGACTGCGGGAACATAGGGGGTTCCATATCGCTACAGATTGGTATTTAAGGGGATGGAGGCCAACGCAATATCAGTGGCTTTGGCACCATTGGAACGTGATGAATACCACTTTCGTTGCTGGCATCGCTACTGGTAAAACTACTATCGTAGCGGCATCTAACGTAATTGATTGTATAACACAGCCGCATTTCATCGCCCTGAACACCTCTGTTACTGCTAAGCAGGCAGAGCTGGCTTTTGATATGGTCATGATGTGGGTAGAGGGCAATAATAGACTGGAGCACTTAATACATGATATATCTCATAGACCCTACAGAAGCATACAGTTTGAAAACTACTCGCGCTATGACTTTCGTACTGCCGGGAAAAACGCCAGGTTCATCAGAGGAAGTGAATATGACCGTATCAATCACGATGAGGCCGGTCTGGACTTCCACGGAGATGCAATCGGAGTACTCAGAGGCCGTCTCCGAGGCACTCGTCCGGATGGCAAGAACACTCCAAGAACGTCTAGATTGGATGTTACTACATCCCCAACTGACGCTCCATGGCTTAGAGAACGTTTCGATAAAGGATGGAAGGGATCCCCTACTTACGACGAGAGACTATACAGGAGTATGCGAGTAGCAACATGGGACAACCCATACCTGACAAGATTGCAAGTAGAAGCAATGAAAGCGGAGTACCCACCGAACCTAATAGACGTGGAGATGGGAGGAATGTTTCCAGACTATGGGTTCAGTATGTTCCCTCGCGTGCATGTCTTGGCTTGTGTGGAGCAAGGGCTGTACGATGCCGCCTTCATGGCGCTATATCCGCAAGAGGCAGATCCAGACAGCACAACCATACCAAAGAAAGGATACAAACTTGAGGAAGATCCAAGACATGGCATCACCCACTTCGAGCTACCAGCCGAGCCCGGACGGGTATACATCGCTGCTGGAGATCCTGGACAGGATAGCTACCCCAAGCGAAATGCTCCGTGCGTTGCTGTGGCCGATATTACTGAAAAACCCTATCGGCTGGTGTACTTCTGGTGGGGATCAGGGCAAGGAAGTTACAATCCATTTCTACGAAGCTACAAATACGTAATCGACAAGTACACACCAGTCCTCAAGGGAATAGATGCCACCGGTACACAAAAGGGCATCGACGAATTAGCTTTCGAAAACCAGGGTATTGCCACCGACAAAATCAACTTTACATCCGACAAGAATGCCCTACTGAATTCACTGGTTATGGATATAACTAACCACAACTGGTCGTATCCGCCAATTGAGGGTCTTATAAGGCAATTAAGCAGTTATACTTTGGAGGGCGACAGAAAGAAGGAGCCCCAAGACATAGTGATGACAATGGGCGAGCTTAGCTACCTGCAACGGTTTCTTCCGCCACTGGCAGATATAGAAAGCGGCCCTCCACCACCTGTGTACCGTTCTAGGAGGCAGAGAACCACACACACACCCAGAAGGAGACGGCGATGAAATACCCGAACCCATGGGAAATATTGATAAGCATGGTACTCGCACTTGGAGTTGTGATACTCATGCTGCTGATAATAAGTATATTTAATTAGGAGGCTAAAGTGCACGATCCATTTGACCAATTCGACGATCCAAGCTATGTAGGAGATTTGCCAAACTGGGCAAAGTGGGTTCTATCCACGATTATATTTCTCAGTAGCATTGGGCTTATAATTGCTTTCGTCTACTGGCTAGACTACGATCTCGAAAGGGCACTTACGGCAATAATGATCATCATCTTGGGTGGCGTCAGTGTATTCCTCATCACAGTTATAAGGATGTTGTTTGACTGATGCTACTCTATGTTGCAGGAAAATACGCAGGTAAAGACGAGGCCGAAAAGATGGCCAATATCGGCCTTGCAAAACAAGCCGCTATTGAGCTATGGAATGATGGGCATGCTGTAATTTGCCCGCATCTGAACACGCACGACTTTGAATACTACACAAAACTCAGCAATCGTGACTTCGTGATGCTAGACCTATTGATAGTTGAGAGATGTGATGGTATAGTTATGCTACCCAATTGGAGAGAGAGTGGTGGCGCCATAAAGGAAATGTTTCACGCTTCTAGTCATGGGCTCTCTATTTATCTATGGCCTGACCGGCCACCATCAGAGGCGCTACCGGTAATAACACCGGTGCCCGAAATAGGAGAGTGAAATGCTAGAGTACTTTGGCGAGATCAACCCCATTTTAGTCCTTGGAGCCATCCTGGGACTTGTAGAGCTTGTAAAGAAACTAGGAGTGGAAGGCAGCAACAAGCTCATCCTTATCTCCATGGGATCAGGCGTTTCCCTAGGCGTGCTATTCCAAATCCAGGAGATGTATCCAGAAATTGCACCGTGGTTCAAAGTTGGCCTCTATGGAATTCTCATGGGGCTAGTAGCTTCTGGCCTGTACCAGTTGCCAGCCAGCATGGGCTTTGGATCTAGAGCTGAATGACAAAAATACGGTACTTTGTAAAAAGTACCGTAAATTGCTCGCATGGCGGAAATTGGCAGACGCGCATGTCTTAGGAACATGTCCCTTCGGGGGTGGAGGTTCGAGACCTCCTGTGAGCATAGACAAGCTACTGTAGCTCAGACAGCAGAGCGCCTTTCTTGTAAAAAGGATGTCGTCGGTGCAACTCCGGCCAGTAGCTCAGATGTACATACTCAGTCCACTGGACGCAGTACTGATACTAGCAGTAGTAGGAGCGTTGTTTTGGGCACTCGATAGGGCGACAGATGGACATGATGATTTCGAGTAGGAGGCAAAATGTTAACATATCTTCATATCATGAAAACAGGTGGCACGACTATGCTTGGCTACCTGACCTCGCACTGCAAGACCTACCAGGTAAAATCCTGGTGGATGAGTGATTGGAAAATACCGGAGAACACCGAATGTATATTTTCCCACTGTCCGTACGGAGTTCCAGAGAAATTCATCCCTGGGAAACACGAATACCTTACCTTCCTGCGCGATCCAGTAGACAGGCTTATCTCCTTCTATTACTTCTCCATGGGAGATCTAAGAAACGCAGAAATGATAAGCATGTATCTCAGCAATTTCATCAACCTGGTGAAGATAGGCAAGTTTGCATCCTTGGAAAACGGAATGACCAGGCTAATTGCTGGCAGGCAGGATATCGGCATGATACCACCTCGCTCACCAGTGACAAAATCAGACCTGGCCCTGGCCAAGGAAAACCTGAAGAGGTTTGCCTTCATAGGTACACTGGACACATTCGATGCTGACCTACGCCATTTCGCCAAGATGTTTGGTATGCGGGACGACAAGTACAAGAGATACCGCACCGGCAATCGGCCGCCCCTAGAGGATATCCATGACGGTTTCAAAGAGATGCTTGAGGAATATTCACAATACGACAGAGAGCTGTATGAATTCGCAAAGGAGATCAAATGAGAGTAAACGTCGATCTCACAGGCTGTCTGCTAGACCTTTTAGGGCTACTGTTTCTATTTAGTCTATGGATAACCGCAGGTAGCTTAATGATAGCTATACCTACAGTACTTATATACTATGGTTGGATACTTAACCATTAGGAGGCACAATGTTCGTTACCAATATAACCATAGCCACTTCCACCGGCGACACGATACTGTTCAGACTTGAGGAAGTTTTCGACGCCGAAAACTACGGTATCATCAGCCTTGAAGACGGCAGTACAAAACTGTTGCTACCGGTAAAGTCAATGGATATTGACCAGGGCAATAACACAATCACGCTGGATGTACAGTTCAAGGACTTAACCGTTTATGCCGATCAAGCCACGTTTCAGAGAGTGCGGAATAGTCTTATGGACTTGGAGCAGACTGATGGAAAAGACAGAGGAAACAGTTAGGATATGGAGGTGCACTAAGTGCAACGAGACTCAGTTCCGTAGCGGTGAGGGCCCGCACTTTTGCACCAAGAAGAGAGAATACAGAGATCTTTTCGGAAAGGGCACACACACAGAGACTTGCAATGGAAGGATGATCGAAGAATGGCGACGTACAGATACAGATGCACAGAATGCGGAAACGAAATAGAGATAATGCAGGGCATAAAGGAAGAGAAACCAGACACCAAGGTTGTCGAACACACCCAAGTTTATGGTGAATATATCAGAGAGTGCCCCGGCGTATACAAAAGAATGTATGATACATTCCAGTTCCACATAAGCGGGAGGTAGCATGCCAATATACACATTTGAATGCGACAGGCACGGCAGGTTTGAACTAGAACTGGGAATGATGGATGAGCGGCCAAGACACTGTCCAAACTGCGGCAAACCAATAAAGAGAATTTTCGATGTGCAGAACATCGTCTACAGAGCAGGAGGCTTTCAGACAACAGATGCTAGACTTGAACCAACCGAGGACGACCTCTACGAATGATCTATCAGCTACTATTATCATTGGGGATTTTAATACTGTTGCCAGCGTCATTGGCCGCGTTAGTCTCATATACACTGACCCGCCTTACAAGAGTAAAGACAACGCGCGCCGTGCCTACGAATTACTCGCAACTTGGTCATACAGATTGCTACACTATCGTGGTTCCATGGCCACCATCGTACCGCATTACTTCATGCCGGAATTCTTCAGAATAATGAACAGGAGCCCAATGAAATACAGGTGGATGTACTGCATGAACCAAGAGAACGGCCCGCACCCTAGAATGGCAATGGGTATAGAGGTCATGTGGAAACCAATAGTGCACTTTGTAAAGGGCGTCTTTCCTCAAGGGAAAGGATTTTTACGAGACATGGTCAGCATAGCAGAGCCAGAAAAGGACATCCACGAATGGCAACAATCAGAGAGCTGGGCAGATTACTACATACCAAAGCTAACAGAGCCGGGAGATATAGTACTAGATCCATTCGTAGGCAGTGGCACCGCTGGTGTTATCGCACTAAAGCACGGAAGGAATTTTATCGGAATAGAGAAAGATCCTGACGTGGCAGAAGAGGCTTATAGTAGAATATGTCTAGAATTACCCACCACAACAACTGTACATACTGCAAGCATAGATTTGTCTGGAGTGACGGGCCAAAGCGAAAGCGAAGAGAACATGAGCGATGCTCATTAACAGGCAGCGACATTCCAATGCCATTCGCACCTGGCACAATTAGGTGGTGCGAGAGTTACCAACAAGCAGGATGTACGTGCGAGGCATGCTTGACAAACGATAGTGACGAATGATACTATCCTGGAGATAAAACATGTCAATAACCTTTCCTGAATACGCCGATCTGGGCATGTCGGCAACCCCACAGACACTCCACGACTGGGACGCAGAAATCGCACGTCTCGAACGCTACTGGTATTACTACTCTGGCGAAGTGCTAAAAGAGCAAATCGACACAGAAATAAACCCCGAAATGGAGGTTCCTCTTGTATATCCTGTAGGTCTCAACCTAACCAAGATGTTATGTAATGCCCAGGCAGACACCCTCTTTGGTGAGTGGGAAGACCAACCAATCAGGTTTGGAGTAAAACTACAAGACGAGCTAGAAGACCCAGATCTAAAGGCTGGCCAGCTACTTGCAGACATTATAGAGGCATCAGACGGCCCAACATTCCTCTGGGAGCTGGCATTAGACAGAGAAATCTTTGGTGGCGCCGCATTCAAAGTACAGCCAATTAACCAATACCCACACGTCAAGTGGACAAAGATACCAAGAGAGTCCTTCTTTCCAATCTGGAACCCCAATGACATAAATGACCTGCTTGAGGTCTACATCAAGATCGCCATGTCTCCCGACCAGGCCAGGGCACTATACAACTACGAAACCACCAAGGACGTCATCTTCAGAGTTGAGCACTGGACAAAGAAGAGATACGAGAACTACCTTGATGGGAAGAGACTAAGCGACAAATCAGGCATAAACCCATGGGGGATTGTCCCATGTGTATATGCACCCAGGCTAAGATCTGGATCGTGGTTTGGAGACTCCCTGACCGAAGATGTTATCCCTGCCCAGGACGAGCTCAATATGCGCGTGGCCGATATTGGCGACGCAATCAACTACAACGCCCACCCCACAAGGTGGGGGTTGAACTTACCTCGTGACTTCAACGCAGATAACTATCCTCTAGGGCCCAACTCATTCTGGAATATCGGCAGAACCATTGGTTCGAGCCCGCCTCCTGAGGTTGGAGTTCTGGAGGTGAAAAGCGCAGTACAGCCTGGTGTATTCCAGCACCTAGAATTCATCTATGACTGGGTGCGCTTTTCATCCTTCATGCCCCCTATCGCTTTTGGCCAAGACCAGGGCAGCCAACGAAGTGGAGATACACTGGAGATCCGCATGTGGCCTCTGTTAAAAGCCGCACGTAGATCCAGATCGTACCTGTCCGTTGCCATAAAGAGAGGAGCACGTATCTCGGCCTTGATGCTTAGCCAAAAGCAATGGTCTGACATCCCAATCAGACCACTCAATCACATACTTGAGGGAAGAATTATCCCTCAGTATAATGATATCCTACCTAGAGATCAGCAAAGAGCTGTCGACGAAGTTGTAAAGCTATCATCCACAACCCCACGCCATATATCATCTGCGACTGCGCAACAAATACTTGGCCGCAGCCCTGAAGAGGTTTCCCGCATCGAAGAGGAAAACCAGAACGACAGGCAATTCATCAACCCAATAACAAAACAAGAACTCAAGAATGCCCAGCAACCTAAGCAACCAGCAGGCACGGGCGACCAGAAGAAAACAGGAGAAAAATAATGCAAGACTACAGCGCATTTGGTGCGGTAATCGCTAATGGAGCATCTCTATCGGGCGCAATCGACCTGCGTGGCTATGTACCCTATGCAATCGAAATGCCAGCAGCCTGGACAGCGGCAGGCCTGTCGTTTGAAGTATCCAGTGATGGAACAAACTTCTCAGATCTGTATGACAGCAGTGGAGAATACACATTGTCGGCCTCCGCCGGAACCGCAATTGGCTTTCCTGGAGCAAATGTATTTGTTGGTTTCAAATACATTAAAATCAGATCTGGAACAAGCGGAACTCCAGTCAATCAGGGCGCCGCAAGAAGTTTGAAGATACTCTGTAAATCTGAATGAGATACACAGGAGAAGAGCTCCTGAAGTTGTGGCAGGAAAGCGGCCTGTCACAGCGTCAGCTTGCCCAAGAGCTCGGACTGAACTTTAACATTCTACATGGACGCATATTTAGAGCACAGAAATCGGAGGGTAAATTGACTTCCACCGAAGATCGTATAGAGATGGAGGCGCAAGGCAACACTAAGGAGTATACCTCCAAGGGAAAGAGGATCAAAACCCTAGAGCAGCTAATAGACGAATGTGAAATAAATCTAGATAGCTGGACAATAACGAGACATGTAGTAAACAAATGGGAAGTTGGCGCCAAGCTTGATGATGGCTCCATATTAGTGGAGCCACTCTTCCAGGTAAAGGCCTGGCTGACTAACAGAAACCCGGAACCGGTTGAGCCAGTTATATCTGCCGTAGATATAAAACTAAGCAAAAGCTTACCTACGCCCAGAGTATTCGACAGCACCAACGGCAGGGTGCTTGTCCTCGCCGACATCCATTTTGGGTTTCTGAAGAACGTCCACGATGGCAATCTCGACGCATTCCACGACAGGAACGCGTTAGCAACAATCCTGTCGCTCATTAGAGATATTAAACCGAGTATGGTTGTCATCGTGGGCGATATACTAGACCTGGCCGAATGGTCAGATAAGTTTGTACGATCACCTGATATGTACAACACCACACAACCGGCAGTAATAGAGGCCGCCTGGTTCCTTGGCCAAATAAGAATGGCCATGCCAGACATAAGGATCGTCCTCCTGGAGGGCAATCATGAAGAGCGAATATCAAGAGCCATCAATAAACAAATCCCCTATGCCTACGGACTTATCTCCGATGATGGTTTCCCCGTACTGTCCATACCTCACCTACTCAACCTCGACAAACTGGGCATTGAATACATCGGCAAATACCCCAATGGAGAGCTATGGATCGGTTCCAACCTACGCGCCGTACATGGAGACGTCGTACGTGGCAAAAGCGGGGCTACCGCAGGAGCTATACTTGACGACACCCAGGTATCCACAATATTCGGACACGTACATAGGATTGAACTTGCTACTAGAACGATTTTTGACATTGATGGAGCAAGATCGATCTCAGCTTTCTCCCCTGGATGTCTTTGCCGCATTGATGGGATCGTTCCAGCAATCAAAGGCAAAATGAATTGGCAGCAAGGAGTTGGTGTGGTAGACTTTAGTGAGCGATTTGTGGCACCAATGGCCATTCCTATAGACAAAGGGGCCGCAATGTTTGGAGGCAAGGTATATACCAGCCAGGATTACCTGGCACAACTGAAAGCAGACACCGGTTTTGCTTTCTAGAAATACTTTCGACGTCGAAAAGGAGTAAGAAATGACCAGTTATCAGAACGACCTTATGCTTGATGCAGCTCTGATCTGGATTAGAGACCGTGTGACCAAGGAAAACGTTGACAGCGCCCTTCCATCGTCATACGCGGAAGCTACATCCACATACATGCTGGCTCAAGCAAACATGGGTTCTTCCGGATGCACCCTGGCTGATGGAGATACCAATGGCCGAAAGCTAACCATGGCTGCCCGCAACTCAGTATCGGTAGCCAACTCTGGAACAGCCTCCCATGTCGCTCTGACAGGCTCTACGGGATCAACCCTGTTGCTTGTTACTGCCTGCACAACACAGGCTCTAACCACGGGCAACACAGTTAACATCCCTGCCTGGAAGATCGAGATGGCTGATGTGAGTACATAAACTATGAAAATAGCACTGGTCGGTGGAGCAAAATCGACGCGAGGCGCGGTGCATTTTTCTAAGGCTGACGAAATTTGGACGCCTAATTGGTCGTATAAATACGACTATGTACCGCGCATCGACAGGCTATTTGAGATGCATCCAATCTGGCTGTACGCTGATACGGACTTGGAAGTCTGGGCCAAACCGAGAGAACACTGGGAGTGGCTTCAACAAGAGCACCCCTTCCCTATCTACATGCTCAAAGAACATCCTTCCGTACCAGCGTCAGTCAGATATCCGATAGAGGACGTAGTAAGAAAGATATTCCCGCATCTCAAACGATACAACTGGGAGAAAGAAGAGTACTTGCCCGCTCGCTTTTTCACCAGTTCGTTTGACTATATGCTTGGCTTGGCTATTCTCAATCAGGAAGAGTGGGACATAACAGACATAGAGGCTTTCGGCATCGAAATGGGTGCTGATACAGAGTACAGATACCAGAAGTACGGCGCTAACTTCTTTTTAGGATACGCGGCCGCATCCGGTATAAACATTACCATGCCCCACAATTCAGTATTGACAAAGAGCAAGCTATACGGATACGAAGGAGCCCAAATGATCTTCAGGACAGACCTGGAAAGATATCTCATCATGTACAACAACATGAGGAAAGAGTACGTAAGTGTACTAAACCACATGGAGGGACAGCATGACGAGATGGAAAGAACACTCAAGGAAAACTTCGCTAAATTCGGCCAAAACGACCAACGAACTATAGACGCCGCTGCAAGACTTGAAGAGCATCGAAAGACTATACAGAGACAGAGAGACATGGTCTCAATAGCTGCCGGAGCTTTCCAGTGCACAAAGTACCTCATCGATGAAGTAGATCTCGAAGTACCCACCGGTGAACTCCAGAACATTTGGCAGGAAGTCAAATTCGATGATGACGGCACTATCAAGGACAGGTCAGATGTTATGGAAAATATTCTACAGCAACGGCCATGAGATAAAAACATACTCATACAAAGATGGAGGGCCAGAGACGGCCCCCTGCCAGTATGTACAGGCAATTGTACAGTGGGACGATATGGTAGGCTGGACAACACAGTCGATGTCTGACTTCTACGTCTGGCAGGATCGTGGAGACGGCTTCAGGTGGTGGGGATGTGACAAATGGGGCTTGTACGACTACATAATCCAGCCAGGCTGGCAGAAGATAATCACCGGGTACTCCATATCAAACGCAACATTTAGGAAGATCTTCAGGATGATTGAGGAAGACCCAGACTTTGTGAAACAGGGCTTCAAGAGAGGAGAGCGCCGTGTGGAAGATATACTATAGCGACAAGATCGTTACCTCTGAAGAGTGTGAGCCAGAGTTTGCCCCAAAGACAGATGTACAGTGTATTGTCCAGGAAGACATGGCCCACGCGTGGCAAATGGTAGTCGGTGCAGAGTTTTATGTTTGGGAAGATAGAGGAGAAGGTGCACGCTGGTGGGAGGCAAAGTACGATTATGATTTATTCGAGTACCTATTCCTATCACCAGGAAAGAAGGTAGCTCTCAAAGGGCGTTTCATTGAAGATAGTGTATTCGATGCTCTACACGCGGAGGCAATGAGAGACCCCGACTTCCGAAAGAAGACAGGCTACCGCAAAAATGAGCGCAAACCACTGGGTACATGAAGGCGAAGTATGGCGTAATGTAAAGACTGGGCAGACCCTCGTCCCTATCAGGGGTGGGGGTGCTCCTGCTTGGACACAACACGCGTTCAGATACAGATATGATGACGGTACTGAGGCAACCGCCACATGGATGTATGCCCAAGGTACCAATGGCAATGTAGACAGCACTATAAAGTTCCGTATTCGTTTGAGGATTGACGAATATAATGATAAAACCGCTACAATCCTTACCCCCAACCTATACTACAACTATCAGAGCGGTGGCTGGAACCCAGTAACAACATCATCCAGCTACATAAGAAACGTAGCCTCTGACTACACATTTACCGATGACGCCCTTGTAACCACAGAGCGCCTTGGTTCACCCTTCCCCGCCACTGGCGCATTTGAGGGCACGGGCCGTCTCGACACCAATGGTACAACCTCCTCCGCCGGTATCACAACCAAGAACGACTATATGGAGTTCGAGTTCTGCCTCCAGATACAGGATGGAGACGTCTCAAATGGCGCCACCCTACAGCTAAGATTTTACGATGGCAGCACCACCCTCGATGCCTACGGCAGTGAAATCTCAATCACTGTCCAGAAGAGCGCCGCCCCAACACTCGTCATTGCTCCCCTCCAGGGAAACACCACAGTACAGTTCATAACAGGTATGACCAAGGAGACCGACTTAGAAGTCGATCCTCTCTCGCAGTCAAACCTGGTAGAAAAGTTCGACCTCGTCCAAGAATTCCACCTGCATGTAAGTGACCTGGCTCAATCCAACCTTGTTGAGTTCGTCACAGGAATAACGCAGCAGTCAGAGATAGCGCCACAGAACCTATCCCAAGCATCACTGCTATCCACTCCGCGCGTATACCAAACCGTAGGGCAAGTATTCATAGTTGACCTTGAAGAGGGAGACATCCTAGACTTCGAGGCTGGAACAGCAGGATCGGCCACAGGCGCCGCCGCCATGATAGGTGAATACGGGTGGTCTCTACCGCTTGTGCCACCGACGTCCTATAATGGCATGCGTGATGACAACTTAAAAACAAGTGTTGTTAATTTACGCTTCTACTTCAATCCAAATGACGTAGCTAACACTGTTGCCACCGATGATACCGCAATAGCTGGACTAGCAAGTGCCACATCATATTTTGGATACATCAATCTTGTAACCCACACAGACAACACAGTCTACATATACTCCACGGCAAGGGATGACCTAAGTAGCGATCACAACACATCTCTATATCAAATACAAAGAGAAAAGACACTCATTGAAGTACGATGGACAAGGGCCACCGATGAAATTAGCGCCGATGGAACCTGTACGCTATGGATTGATAATGTACTTAAAGAAACAATAACAGATATTGACAACTATGATCTCTTCGATAACTATGATGACCTGAATATTGGCGCGTGGACATTTGACGCCAACCTGACAGGCACATTGTATTTCGATGACATTATCTTAAGAGATGACGGCCAATACATAGGCCCATCGCTCGATGTCAAGAACCTGTACCAGACCAGCAAATTAGTCGCCGATTACAAAAGCAAAGTAAGAGGCCTCTATAAAGGTAACCTGAAAGGCTACTGGCCACTCAACGAAACAGCTGGATCAAATGCACTTGATATATCCGGTAGAGGTCACAATGGCGTTTACTCCAATGTTGCACTTGATGATGATATAGCACCAGATGGTGGCCCTGCGGGCAGATGGACACCAGCATCCCTAAGCACAATAAACCTGTTTAACTCTGGGCTTGTTAAGGACATGGACGGTGATAAAGGTACCGTTGCAATCTGGGTAAAAATTCCATCAGCAGCCTGGACAGATGCGGCACTTCGATATGCCTTCGACCTGACCCAATATGCTCCAGCGACAAACAGAATATCACTGGCAAAGAGCTCAGCATCAAACTGGTTATATGCGTTTAGATATGCAAATGGTACAGATAAAAATGTATACTGGACAGGCGGCGGAACATTAAACTGGGTTCACATGGTATTTACCTGGGACTATGCCGCCGACGAGTTATATCTATACATAGATGGATCATATATCGATGGCCCACAAGCAGATAACTTACAATGGAATGGGGTTAACCTTACCTTCAATGGTATTGGCTCCTTCAACCCACCGTCCCCATCTTATGTATGGGATGGATGGATTTCACATGTTTCTGTCTACAATGAAGTTTTACCTGTCGCCATAATCCAGCAACTTGCAGACCCAACCTCTGGGTTGTTAATACTTGAGCAGAACATTGACCTCACGGTAAATGATCTCTCACAATCAAATCTTGTAGAACACGTTAGTACAACCAAGGAAAGCACCCTTGATGTATATGATCTCTCACAGGCCAATGCAGTACCAAAGTTAAGCCTAGCGACAATAACAGAACTGGTTGTAGACAACCTCTCTCAATCCAGCGCCGTAGACCACATCACCACAACCAAAGAGAGCACCCTCCAGGCATATAACCTCTCCCAAGCCAATACTCTAGACAAGCTATACATACAAATTGGCGAGGTATTCCATAAAACATTTGAGGGTGGAACAACCAGTGAGTGGAACAATGTAATCGATCCAGATAATGACATAGTAGTCGATAATGGATCAGCACTCGTAGGTAATTATGGTGCATCCTTCCTGATTGATGATGTAAACCAAGTTGCGTTACGAGAATATCTAACTGCCATTTCTTCTGGAGTAATCAGCTACAGGTTTTATCTTGATCCAAATAGCCTTACCATGGGCGATGGC